AGAGCAAATTGTGCCTTGTTATCGTTGGCATCTAACGTATTGATCTATTAAGCGATCAACCTCGAGGCTCCAATTTCCTATACAATACCAGTCGATCCTATATCGCCCCCATCAAAAACACACGGTACCGTATGCTTATGGTGGAGGCGGAGAGAATTGCACTCTCGTCCTGTATACCTTTCAGTTATCTTCATCACCTCATTATTATATATACTATTTCTTCGTTACAAAGTCAACAATTAATCCTTGCTCTAACATGTCCCAAGGATGTATCTCACCATAAAATTCATTAGCATACCATACCTCTTCATCTGGATCAAAATCAAACCATGGTGATACACCAAACACAATGTTTACTCTCTTGTTTATGGTTTCATTAGTACGTTCAATACAATGTGGTTCACCAGTATCCCAATGATATATCTTACCAGCTTTCAACACGCTTGTATGTTTTTCTGTTTTTAATCTTGTGGAAGGATCGTCATATAGAGGTAGGTTCAATCTGAAGTTGACATAGTAGGGTTCGTCTCTATGCCAATGTAAGTTACCATGCTTCATAGTAACCACTCTACCACGTACCATTGTTCTATTAGTAGACTTCATTACATAACCAAGATAACCTTCAGAGCATGAAGGAGTGAGTTTGTTAAATCCTAGACAATCACTATACGTATTCTTACCAACTTGGTTCAACGCTTTGTGATTGTATCTAGCATTATCAAACCTATCTCGTTTAGAGTTGAATTCATCTTTTGTAATAATTTCTTGAGCTTTGAGATATCTCCAGGCTGCCCCTGGTCCTTCTTTTGACACTTTATCGTAGAATTCTGCTCTGATTTGATGTCCAGCAATATTTACCCTTTCGAATATTTGACCACCGAGTGGACCTGCCCACATATCAAAAGGAAGATTGTACCTCACATTACCCAAGGTCTGGCAGTTGACATTTATATTTTGTTTGTAATATGGGTTGTATGTAACAGACAACCCGCCGTATCTATCACTTCGTTGTTCTCGGTGAACGATACTTTCATCATCTATGTACCCACTAATTAAGAAGCCGTACCACCCATGAACATCATAGGCGTTCTGTACGGCTTCTCTTAGTTTTGGGATATCTAAGTCAACATCATACTCGAGAATGCCTGATGTATTAATACCAAACTTCTCTATCTGATCGACCAGATCAGTGTTCTGTAAAATATACGTATCTACAGTTACATTGTCTGGTATATCGTTGATGTGGAATTTGAAGTTAGTCTTTTTCACTCCAGAAAACAGCCCATGCTCCATACACGATTGCTACAAGTGCAGCAATCTTCACTAGTGGTTGGAATAGAAGTGCAATAACACCCATAGCAATGAGTAGCACACCATCCCATGAAGTACGCTCGGCAATACGAGCCTTAACCCAGCTTACTACGCCCATAATTTTCCTCCTTTATGTTTGTAGGTTATATTATATAGGTGTTAGAAATCCCCTTTACTGGGATCTCTAACATCCATCACCTTCAGACCTTGGTCATGCCACATTGCAATGACACTAGGCCTATCATCAAAAACCATGACAGGGTCATAGCCATCGATTCTCATCATATCAAGCATTTCTTTCTTCACAATTGTGTCTTTCCTGTAATCCTTAATGCGTCTCATGTAGAAAGGAATGAGGAAAGAATTGTCTCCCTTGATAGCTGTGATTTCCGGAATATGAAATACGAGAGAATCTCTTGTATCATTTTCCTCATCACGAGTACGGCCAGAAGCAACGATCACATTGTGACCATCAGCCAACAGAGCATTGAAAATATGCACTACAGGCATGATAGGCTCATCCCAGCGCTTTTGCTTAGGATCACAAAATGCATTCCAATCTTTAGGCTTCTGTTGGATAAACTTCAACCTATGACTGATATCAAGCAAAGTACCATCGATGTCAAAGATCACGTCCATTGTCAAGTTCCTCAATAGTGTAGTTTTCGATTACAGAATTTGATAACAACCTCGAGCACAAAATATTAATGTCGAAATCATCATCACATTCAACCTCAAACCATTTGCCCATTTTAAGACTATACAATTGATTATTGCCTAAGTCAACATTGGCATTTGCTGTTTTAAAAATTGCCTCAGACTGGATGTCTTTTACACCCGGTCTGAGACTTACATGAATTTTGTATTTAATCAAGGATAGAGACTTTCTTAGCTTCTAGCCTTTCACCATTTTTAAGAAACGTCTCATCAAGTTCTACTCGTTTGATCTTAGGAAGAGATGGAAAGTCCGATTGGACTTTCCAGTACTCCACAGTGATCTTACGAATCAACACATCTGATTCATTAGGCATTAGCATACTCCAATGCTTTTTCCAGAGCCCGATTCTTGAGCTGCTTGTTAGCACCATACCAGTTCGAAGTCAAACGAGCCTCTTCACTACGACCAATCTCATGATCAACCATGTAGGTCGTAGCATTGAAAGCCTGCCACCAAGTACCCTTAGCAAACTCTGCACCAGGCTGAGTCTCAAGGATCTCGAAAGCACGAAGAGCATTCTTCGAAGGCTTACGTTCTTCGTCTTCCTTCTTGCTGTAGCCAGGGAACACATCGTTGAAGTATTCCTTGACAATGTCGTCCTTAAATGACTTCGTTCCAAGGAACTGAGCCATCGTCTTGAACTTATCCATCTTATCAGATGCAAGGCCAAGCATATCCTTAGCAAGGTCAGCATCAAACTGACGACGATGGTTCATACGAACTCGGTTTTTAGCATCAGCATTCAATGCAACATTAAGAGTATTGTTGCAGACCACTCGAGTCGGAGTGAACTGAATGTCGATACCACGACCATAGATGTGAGGGTTAGAGAACAGCAAGTATGCTTCAACCTTATCACCACCAAACAGTTCGAAGGCATCAGTAGACTTAGCAAGTGCCCAAACCCACTGACCACCTTTCAGTGAACCAGCAGTCTCCATCTTCATAGCACCAACTTCACAGAACTCAGCAAAGAACTCAAATGCTTCAGAGTTCTGGACTGGGTTCCAATCGCCAGTGATAATCGTAAGAGGCTTGCTATCGGAGTCACGAATAAGCATCTGATGACCAGATTCAATCCGCTTACCATTGTAGTCTGCATAGACAGGAACCTCTACGACATTCCAATCAAGTCCAGCAGCAGTTTGGAACTCAGAAGGTGTCAGATCATCTTCAACCTTCGTTCCGAGCCCATGCCAAGGCAGCTGCCCGACATAAGCCATTTGTGCTTCACCATTAACAATCTCAAGTTCATGTGCCATTTATATCTCCTCTATTTGGTCACATTAATCATTATACACGATTTTCAAGTTCGGTCAACAGTTATTTATTCCCAGTCGAAGGAATATTCAACTATGCTCTCGAGCTCCTTAACGAGCTCACGCCCGTAGTCGGTGAACAGGATGCCCTGCTTCCAGACCCAGCGCTCGACATCCTGACTGTGATAGAACGTCTCGGTAGATGTCATCCACCGAAGAGCATTGATGCGGTTGCCGGCACCAGCCTCGATCACCTTCGTGATCTGAGTTTTGAACTCAGCCAAAGCCTCTTGCCCCAGACGAGCCTCCTCAGCCTGAGAATCCTCCAGATCTTCACAAACCTGGACCCAGATCTCCTGCTTACGAGCAGGAGTTGCCTCATAGTACTCATGACCACGAGGGCGGAAGCCATAGGCATCCTTGTGGAGGTCTGAAAAGATGTTGTCGTCGAAATCGTATTGCATTTGTTTCATCTCCATTTCCATACCCTTATAATCCTATATCATGGGATCTCAGACAACAGTTTTTTTCAAAAAAATTAAATTTTTTTCTTTCAGAATTCTGCGGATCAAAATCGTTGACCTAAAAACACCCATATTATATAATAAGGCATATGTTGAGGAGAGACGTTATGAAAACACGTGCACACATAGTGCTTTTTCACAAGGATTCACCATTCAAGTCCAACCGAGTAGTGCGTTCCAAAAAAGCATATACTAGGAAGGCTAAGCACAAAAAGGATTTTTCATGACTGAAATTGTTAAACCAACACCCTGTGAGATCCGGAAGATCACTAAAATTACCAAGGGTGAGAATGGTCGAGAGATTCTCACAACAGAGACTACTGCTGATTGCCGGTATGACTCTAATCAGGTAAAAGAAACAGCTAGAATGCAGCAATTAATAAATGAACTGCAGGCTAGGGTGTCTAAGGTAGAGACAATTAAAGTTGATAAAATTTTTCCTGTTGACCTAGACGTAAAAAAGAAGGATATTGAACCAATTGGAGAAATGTATGTTGCTTTCCTGTTGTTTTTCGGAATGTTGGCATATAGATTGTTTATCTATCGACGTACATAGGAGAAAATGATGTCGTATAAGGTTATTGGTGCTAGCACAATTGCTTTGCTTGGACTCAGTGCTTGCTCTGCAACGAATATTGAGTCCGCTATGAAAGTCCCTCCTGCATCTGAGCTAAAGATGTACGAGTATAAATCAGCTGTGAACAAAGAACAGGTCACTTATATTCCTGACTGGTATCTGAATCCACCAAGCAAAGATGGTTCAGTGTTTGCTGTTGGTGCTGCTGTGACGCCCGACATTCAATTAGCTACTGACCTTGCTATTCTTAATGCTAAGGTTACTTTGGCAGATCGGTTTCAGAGCAATCTAAAATCTCAGACCAAGAACTTCTTGGCTAAGGTTGGATCGACCGAAACGGACATGAGTGTTATTAATGAGGTAGAACGAGTCACCAAGAACCTTATTGCTAACACAGACGTAAGCGGTTACAACATGGTCCACAATAAGATTGTGGCACATGGCCCAATGTTCCGTTCGTTTGTCTTGCTTGAGTATAATGATGAAGCAGCGAGTAAGATTCTACTCAATCGTTTGAAGAAAGATCGTCTGCTGCTAAATCGTTTGCAAGCTAATAAGGCTTACAAAGAGCTCGAGCATGAAGTTCAGAAGTATGAGGACAAGAAAAATGTTGACAAGAAAGTCATCATCGATAGCATCGGTTCTCCTAATAGCTAGTGTTACTGTGGGTTCGGAGGCACATGCTTTCGAACCCATTAGCACGGTTGCAAGTATTCTTGGTGGATCGATCTTCTGCAAGATGATTCAATGTAAATCTATAGAGAAGAACATCTTCATAATTAAAGATAGAGAGCTTGAAAAGAAGCAGCTTGATCATTTAGCCCAGATGAAAAGGGATTTTGAATGGGCTAAAGAAGACAACTGTAGATATTCACCAGCCCTAAATATGAATGAAATGTTCTGTTACAACACATCTGGTAAATATTATATAAAGAGAGTTGAAAATGAGTAATGCATTCAGGGACGAGGTCTTTCAATTCCTCACTGATCTACGTGAAAGTGGTGAAGTTAATATGATGGAAGCACCTAATCGATTGATGAGTAAATTTAATTTTTCCCCAGAAGAGTCTAAGACTTATTTCTGGGAGTGGACCCAATCACTAAAACAGGACTAAAATGGCTAGGAAAACTATACGGCGACGTAAACCTCTCACTGAAGAACAGAAGGCCGAGAGGCGTGAACGTCTAGCCAAAGCTCGAGCAAATCGCCCACCTTCAGAGTATAAATCTATACACGAGGCTGTTTCAAGGGATGAAACACATCCCTGGTATGTTAAAAATATTCTTTCCTGGATTAGATCCAATAAAGATGAGATTGCATCCTTGAAAAAAGACCTCAAACGGAACTATGACAAGAAGCTCAATAACAGATTAAATATACTTGAATCATACGTACAAAATCTTGAAACGTATCTTCGTACTGGAACGTATCTTGATAGTCGGTGGGGTCCAAACATGGAACACACTGTTCGAGGTGTTGTCCGTGCAATGGCATATCACTGGTATGGCCCATATAAAGGTATGATTAATCGTTCTGTTGGCTCTGTTTACCCAGACGTTGGGTTGTGGACACAAGAAATGAATGATGATTATTATGGTCAAGTTGAAATTAAACAGCCAACTCCATCTCCTAAGAAAACGAGACGTAAGAAGAAAGCTAAATAGTCTCAGTAAAGGAGAAACATGTCAAATTCAAACATAGTCACGTTTCCAGGGCTTCATAGAATACACCCTCCACAGAACGAAACTGAGCTCAAAGAGCATGCGCAAGCTGTCAGACTTAACTTTGTTACAAAACATTGTACTGACTTTGCGTTTGATGTTTTTCGCACCATAGAAAAACATGGCTTTGATTTAAGTGGACCTAACATTGAAAGTAATATAAAATATGATATGATTCTTATAAGTGAGGCAATTAAGTCAACCTTGTTAAGATCAATGGGTGAGAAGCACCCACTCCAAGAGTTTGCCGAGAACATTATCAATCTACAAGATTCAGATATTGTTTTTGACGACGAGGAGTTTGAAGAACAGTAGGAGTTTATAATGATTCTCGTTGATATGAATCAAGTGATGATATCGAGCTTAATGGCTCAGCTGCATGGTCAAAACATGCAACTTGAAGAAGACCTTGTCCGACATATGGTTTTAAACTCGCTTCGGACAAACAGACAAAAGTTCTTCGATGATTATGGTGAACTTATTATCTGTTGTGATGATAAGAATTATTGGCGAAAGAAAATTTTCCCATACTACAAAGCAGCACGTAAGACATACAGAGATAAATCTGAATTGGATTGGAACATGATCTTCGGAGTACTTAACAGTATTCGTGAGGACTTGAAGACTGTATTTCCTTACAAGGTTATTCAAATCGATACTGCAGAAGCAGATGATATCATAGCAACAATTGTACACGATTGTGCTGGTGCTCATTTGCTAAATGGTGGATCAGAACCAATACTAATACTATCTGGCGACAAGGATTATATCCAATTACATACCTATGAAAATGTTAAACAATATGATCCAGTACGTAAGCGTTGGATTAGTCATGATCACCCAGATATGTTTCTCAAGGAACATATTGTGAAGGGTGACCGCAGTGATGGAATTCCAAATATTTTGTCAAAAGATGATTGTTTTATAAACGGAAGACAAAAGCCTCTACGCACCAAGACGCTAAATAGCATTATGGAAATGGATGTAAGTGAAATCACACAGCAATCATTTCTTGTTAACTGGAATAGAAACAAACGTCTAGTCGACTTATCACTTGTACCTGATGACATTAAAAATCAAGTTAAAGAAGCATATGAGGCTAGCAACAACAAATCTCGTGATCAACTGTTTAATTATTTTGTGAAAAACAGACTGAAAAACTTGATGGAACATATTGGAGAATTTTGATGGCTTATACAAAGGGCCTTGCTGAGATTATTGAAGAAGTTAGAAAAACAAAAAACGTTAAAATTAAAGCTAATATTCTTAGAGAAAATCAATCAACACAATTAATTGATTTGTTTCAATTAACCTACAACCCAACAATTAAATGGATTCTACCAGAAGGTAATCCTCCATACGATCCGGCACCTAAAGATAGTGACTTGGAAGGTGCATTGCTTGGTAAAATGAGGATGATGAAATATTTCATTAGTGTAAATGACCAAGTTTTGGAACCAAATGTACACCCTATTAAACGTGAAAGTATTTTTGTCCAATTACTAGAAGGAATTGATCCTGCTGATGCACGGCTAGTCCTTGAAATGAAGGCTGGTGATATTAAAGGCGTAAGCAAGACAGTGGTTAAGGAAGCGTTTCCACAAATTCAAACCGAGGAAGAAACTAATGGCTAAGTCTAAATATCGTTTTGATGATTATGATGAAGAAGATTTTGAGTATGAATTTAAAAAGAAAAAAGAAGAAAAAAATCAAAATAGACGAAACACTAGACGATTAAAAAATGCACTCAAATCAAAAAGTATTGACCCTGACATTATTCAAGAATACGAGGACTTTTAATGCCAACATATAATTTTTTAAACACTGAAACTGGTGAAGAGTTTCAGATGTTTTTAAAAATGGATGAGTTAGATCAATATAAATTGGATAACCCCAATATTCAACAAATGCCTTCATCACCTGCACTTGTTAGTGGTACAGGTATGGCTGTTAGTAGAACTGACGAAGGTTGGAAGGATACCCTTAGATCTATAAAAAAAGCATCAGGGAGGAACAATACAATAAACGTATGACAAAAAGATTGAACAAAAAACAAAGAAGGCTACTTCGACAAGAAGGAGTAATCGATATAAAAAATAAAATCAATCATACTAAATTTGGCATTGTTGATATTACCAAACATTACAATTTGACCGAACTACAATATGAAGTCATTAACGCTTATGATGATAATTATCATCTCGTCCTTCATGGGGTTGCTGGTACAGGAAAGACATTTCTTTCTTTATTTTTAGCTTTACAAGACATTGTTGAAGGTCACGCTGATTACAATAAAATGTACATTATAAGATCAGTCGTACCTACAAGAGACATGGGATTTTTACCAGGCAATGCGAAACAAAAAGCTCAGGTGTATGAAGAGCCTTACAAGATGATAAGTAATGAACTCTTCAACCGAGGAGATGCATACGAAGTCTTAAAAAATAAAAACATGGTTGAGTTTCTTACAACCTCATTTCTTAGAGGCACAACATTTAACAACTCAATTATTATTGTCGATGAAATTAACAACATGAGTTTTCATGAACTAGACAGTATCATTACAAGAGTTGGTAAAAATTGTAGAATCATATTTTGTGGTGACTATAGACAAAGTGATCTAATAGATTCGAAGGAACGAAGTGGTTTAGGTCGTTTTCTGGATATCCTAAATACTATGAATGGTTTCAAAAGATTTGAATTTGGAATCGAAGATATTGTAAGATCCGACATTGTGAAGGATTACATTATTCAGAAAATGGGATTATGTTCAAGCAATCAATTATAGAACAAGAAGAACTTACAGAGAACAAACTGATGG